CGGAGTTCAAACCCGCAGCCAAAGAGCTACCCCAGAAAACCAAGAGTTGGGTTCAATCCAACAAGGATTGGTTCGGGGTAGATGAAGAAATGACCATGGCTGCGATGGGTATTGACAAAAAGTTGCAGCGTCAGTATGGTGCTGACTATATTGGTACTGATGATTACTTTGAAGCAGTCGATCAGACCATGCGGAAAAGATTTCCTGAGTACTTTGAATCTCAGAGCCATGAGGATGATGCTCCTCGCAAAAAAGCATCGGAACCGGCTGACGAGGAAGAACCTCCGCGCCGTGCCTCAAAATCCACTGTGGTGGCCCCGGCCTCTCGCAGTACCCCGCCTACTCGCGTGAAACTGAAGTCATCCGAAGCAGCGTTAGCCCGCCGCCTTGGGGTGCCTTTGGAAGTCTATGCTAAAGAGGTTGCTAAGCTTGGAAGGAGTCAGTAATGGAACAGGTTCAACAAAATCGCCGTAGCCGTGAGGCAGATGTCCGTGATGTGGCCTTTAAACGGCCCGAAGCATGGCGTCCGCCGGAAATGCTGCCTAGCCCTGATGATCGGCCCGACTGGTCTCATCGCTGGGTTCGTATCTCCGCTATGGGTGCTCCCGACGCCACCAATATTTCTTCTAAGTTGCGCGAAGGATATGAGCCCTGCAAGGCAGAGGACTATCCCGAGCTAATGATGCACGCTTCCACCGAAGGTCGCTTTAAAGGCAACGTTGAGGTGGGTGGACTGTTGCTTTGCCGGATTCCTAAAGAGTTTATGGAGCAACGTGCTGATCACTATGCACGCCAGAACAAGGCTCAGATGGAGTCGGTAGACAACAACTTTCTTCGTGAAAATGATCCTCGGATGCCCCTTTTCTCGGAAAAGAAATCCAAGGTCAGTTTCGGTTCTGGTTCTTAATTTGGAGTTTTAAATGGCTTCTACCGCTTCTCCCTACGGGCTAAAACCCGTAAACCAGTTGGGCGGCACCCCGTATGCAGGTGCAACCCGTACTTACCTGATCGACCCGGCAGGTACCGCTTCGAACATTTACAACGGCTCGCCCGTGTACGTGAACGCATCCGGCTATCTGGCTGTGGCTACCGCCACCGGCGCTGACGCGACGACTAACGGCTTCCCCACCGGCACCGCTAACACCGGTATCGTGGGTGTGTTCGTTGGCTGCTCGTACTACAACGCCCAAGGCCAACTGATCTTCTCCCAGTACTACCCCACCGGTGTGACTGGCGTGATCCAAGCCTCGGTTGTTGACGACCCCAACGTTGTGTTCCAAGTCCAGTCCGCTGGCTCTGTGACGCAAGCCGCTGTGGGCGCGAACCTGTTCTTCACCACTGGCGCTGTTGCTACTGGCAGCACCACCACGGGCAACTCCACGGCTTCTGTCGTGGCGGGCTCGTCGGCTGTGGCGACCACCGCAGCTTTCCGTGTTGTCGGGTTCCCCAACGTGCAAGGCTTCTCGGTTGTGGGCGATGCCTTCACCGACGTCTACGTGAAGATCAACCCCGGCTATCACACCTATACCAACGCTGTTGGTCTGTAAGGAGTAACATAAAATGGCTATTTCACGCGCACAGCTACTTAAAGAACTCCTTCCCGGCCTCAATGCCTTGTTTGGCATGGAGTACGCTCGCTACGGTGAGCAGCACAAGGAAATCTACGAATCCGAGACCTCCGAGCGTTCCTTCGAAGAAGAAACCAAGCTCGCTGGCTTCGGTGCTGCACCTGTCAAGAACGAAGGCTCTGCCATCGCTTACGACAACGCGCAGGAAGCTTTCACTGCTCGCTACACCCACGAAACCATTGCTCTGGGCTTCTCCATCACGGAAGAAGCTGTGGAAGACAACCTGTACGACAGTCTGTCTGCCCGCTACACCAAAGCTCTGGCTCGCGCTATGGCGTTCACCAAGCAGGTCAAGGCTGCTTCCATCCTGAACAACGGCTTCAACGGCTCCTACCCCGGTGGTGACGGCGTGTCCTTGTTCGGTGTTAACTCCAGTTCTAGCCGCGTGGGTCACCCCACCGTCGGCGGCACTGTGAACTTCAACAGCCCGGCTACTGCGGTTGACCTGAACGAAACCTCGCTGGAAAACGCCACGATTCAAATCGCAGCGTGGACCGACGAGCGTGGACTGCTGATCGCCGCCAAGCCTGTCAAGCTGGTGATTCCGCCGAGCCTGATGTTCGTTGCCAAGCGTCTGCTGGACACCGAACTGCGTGTTTCTACTGCTGACAACGACATCAACGCGTTGAAGCAGATGGGCACCATCTCTGGTGGCTACACCGTCAACAACTTCTTGACCGACACGAACGCTTGGTTCCTGACCACGGACGTTCCTAACGGCATGAAGCACTTCGTGCGTACCCCGCTGCAAAACAGCATGGACGGCGACTTTGATACGGGCAACGTCCGTTACAAGTCCCGCGAGCGTTACAGCTTCGGCTGGTCTGACCCGCTCGGCATGTGGGGTTCTTCCGGTTCGTCTTGATCGACCGGTAAGCTAGGAAAAGGGGCCTTGTGCCCCTTTTTCTTTTGGGTTATATTGCAGCCACTCCCGGACTTTTCCGGTGTATCTGACGGCTCCGGGCCGACGTCATGCAGACAGATACACCTTAACCGCATGAGGAAAAAATCATGGCAAATACCACATTCAACGGCCCAGTTCGCTCCGAGAACGGCTTTCAAGACATCACCGTTAACGCCACCACTGGCGCTGTTACCGTGGACGCCACCTTTGGCGCAACCACAAGCGTGACCAACCTGACAACCACCAATCTGGTTTTTACCGACCAGAACCACCCTTCGACTGCCGCAATCAACGCCACCGCAACCGCCACTGCGGCTGAAGTTGCAACCGGCTACATCACTTCCACTTCGGCCTCTCCGACCACCATCACACTGCCCACCGGCACGTTGCTGGGCGCGGCTATTGGTGCGGCTAGGGGCACTGTGCTGGAACTGTACGTGGACAACACCGCCGGTGCGAGCACCGTGACTATTGCTGTTGCAGTCAACGGTATCTTGTCCACCGCAGCTACTGACACAGCCGGTTCGTTTGGTGACCTGACCATTGCTTCCGGTGTCACCGGTCTGGCACGATTCACCATCATGTTCTCCAGCGCCACCGCATACGTGTTCACACGCACTGCCTAATTGATCTCGGGGGCCTCGGCCCCTGTCTTACAGGAGATTAGTTATGACGATGCAATATGACGTTAAGTCAACCCATAGAAACTCCTCGGGGTCCATTTTTGGCTCCCGGGCGCGTATCAAAGGGTTTTCTATCTGCGCGACTGCCAGCGCTGCTGGCACGTTGCTGCTGAAGGACGGCGGTTCCGGCGGAACCACGGTGATCGAAATCGACATCCCCTCTAACTCCAACCCGAACTCGTTTTATATTTCGGTGCCGGGTGAGGGGGTGCTGTGCTCGACTGACATCTACGCATCGCTGACGAACATCGCCAGCGTCACGGTGTTCTATGGCTAAGACCGCAGCATGGACTCGCAAGGAAGGCAAGAACCCCAAAGGCGGTCTGAACGCCAAGGGACGAGCCTCCTACAACGCAGCGAATCCGGGCAAGCCCGGCTTGAAGGCCCCTCAACCAGAGGGCGGCAAACGCCGCGACTCTTTCTGTGCCCGGATGACTGGCATGAAGAAAAAGCTGACCTCGGAAAAGACCGCGAACGACCCCAATAGCCGGATCAACAAGAGCCTTCGGGCTTGGAAATGCTGACATGACTGAGAAAACAGAGACTGTTAAAAACGTGCTGGACTTCGTGGCCGTGTTCACGGCGATTGGCTCTTTCTTGCAGATTCTTACCCCGGTGTTTGGTCTGATCGGCGCTATCGTGGGCGTCATGCGCATCTACGAGATGGCGACCGGGAAAGAGTTTTCTATGCTTTGGCGCAAGAAGGCAGAAGATGCCGAGCACAAGTAAGAAGCAGCACAACTTTATGGCAGCGGTGGCTAACAGCCCCGCGTTTGCCAAGAAGGCCGGAGTCCCTACGAGTGCGGGGAAAGACTTCATCAACGCGGACAAGGGCCGCAAATTTAAAGAAGGTGGCGATATGAAAGAGTCTAAGGCGATGGTTGCCAAAGAGATGGCCTTCATGAAGAAGAAGGGCGCTCCCAAGTCCATGATCAAGCATGAGATGGGCGAGATGAAGATGGCTAAGGGTAAACCCTTTGCCAAGGGCGGCATGACCAAGATGGGTGCTGTGAAGACTGCCGCCCCCAGCAAAGACGGTGTTGCTGTCAAAGGCAAGACTCAGGGCAAGATGGTCAAGATGAACTACGGCGGCAAAGCCTGCTGATAGGGGAAGAGCATGGGAAAACGCACAGGACAACTAGCTGGCCTTGCTGCACTTGGTGCGTTGGGCTACATGCTCTCCCGAGACAAGAAGGGTGAGTCTTCTAAGTCTGAAACTCGCTTTTCTGCTCCCAGCGCTAGATCAATGCCTGCGGCAGAGCGACCTGCCCCCATGGCAAGAATGGTTGACAACGGGGATGATCGGGATGTTGGTGGTGGTTTTAACCCGGCTGGTCTCCGTCGCAACATGGAAACGGGTGAGGTGTATGACCCGGGTACAGTCTCAAATCAAGCTGTTGCAGCCCCTGTAGCTTCCAAGGCTCCCGTTCGCGCCGCCCCTGCTGCCGCCCGAGCCGCAACCCCTGCTGCCGCCCCTGCCGCAGCCCCTTCTGACGCCAGCAAAACGCCCGCAGTAAGTGACACATCTCCTGATGAGTCTCGTAGCGGGCGGATGACATCTGCTCCAGAGTCCGATGACGTGCCCGGTGCAGCCGCTGCGGTAGCTCGGTTTAAACAGGAAACGGCAGGCATGCCCCCAGCAATTGCGCAGGGCCGTGCTCCGATGACTAAACGTCAACCAGTTGTCAACACGTATACCCGCAAGATGGGCGCTCAAGCTGGCGAGGCCGAAGCGTATCGTGCGGCACAAGCAGCCCGTGCTGGTAAAGACAATCGTCCAGACCTGTCTACGCCAGAGGGCCGCAAGCGGGCAGAACAAGCGCAAGGTTTGGAAAGGGTGTACCCGGAACAGGCAATGATTGCCCCGGGTGTCAAAGGTGTTGCGGCCTTGGCTAAGGGTCTTGCCAATCGCTCCCCCCGGCTGTCAGAAATGACGATGCAGTCTCTTCCGGCTCCGACAGCACGACTTACAGGACCTAGCGCATCGGCTCTAAAAGAAGCTGAACGTGCAAAACGCGCAGCAACACGTCAAGCTGAAATGCGGGCTGAAAATGCATCCCGCTACGGACTTGATACTACATCTCCGGGCGCAAGGGCTCTGCGCAACAAGATTGATGGAGAAGGGTTTGTTTTGAGGAAAAATGGCGGCGCAGTCAAGAAGATGGCTTCTGGCGGCATGACTGTTTCCAAAGCATCGTCTCGCGCAGATGGTATTGCCCAGCGCGGCAAGACCCGTGGCAAAATTTGTTAAGGTAACCTATGTCACGTCCTACCCCCCAAGAGATTCAAGACATTCGGGATCAGGCCAAGACTGACAAGGCGTATGAAGACTCCTTGCGATTGACTGCTCCTGCTCCTGCCGCCTCGGCTCCTAAGCCTGCTGCATCTCGGCCAGTTAAAAGGGCTGGTGGTGGTGTCACCCGTGCAGACGGCTGCATTACCAAGGGCCACACCAAAGGCAGGATGATCTAAGGATTGATCATGGCAGAAGAGAAGCCTCGCATGATGACCCTGAAGAAGTTGTACGAGGAAATGACAACTTCTCCTGCCAAGATGTCCATGGGTCACACCACCCAAAAAATGGATATTGCCGACAGTATGTTTGACGCACCCAAGGCCAAGAAGATGGCTAAGGGTGGTTGCTGCCGGGGCGATGGTATTGCTCAGCGCGGCAAGACGAAAGGCAGGATGGTGTAATGGCTAAAGGCAGGAAAACAGCAGCGTTGCTTGGGGTTCTTGGCGCTGGCCTTGCGGCCAGCAAGCTTGGCAATGTGTCTTTGGGTCAACTCGACCCTGACCGTGCAGATGTCGTTGATGAAGCCAAGCGCAAGTACGGCTTCAAAGGGGCGTTGGAATATTTTGACAACCCCTACCGCAAAGTTACCGATGCCGAGCGCGAGCAGGCTCGCCGCCGCGCTTTCAAAGACAGCCCGACCACGGTACTGACCGAGAGCGGCCTTCCGATTGAGACGGCGGGCGGCTACCTGAAGACGTACAAAAAGGGCGGTGTCACCCGTGCGGATGGATGCATCACCAAGGGTCATACTCGCGGGAAAATGGTATGAGAGCCAGCCGAGGCATGGGTGCAATCAACCCCAGCAAGATGCCAAAGAAGAAGGTCATCCGGCGCAAGGACGACCCTAACTCTGTGGACATGTATGCCGATGGTGGCAGTGTAAACGCTGCGGGCAACTATACTAAGCCAAGCCTGCGCAAGCGGATTGTGTCTCAGGTAAAGGCTGCTGCTACGCATGGCACCGGGGCAGGCCAGTGGTCCGCCCGTAAGGCTCAGCTTGTTGCCAAGAAGTACAAGGCAGCAGGCGGGGGGTATAGAGATTGAAAGCGCCGCAGCAGTCATTGAAGGCTTGGGGCGACCAGAAGTGGAGAACCAAGAGTGGCAAACCGTCTAGTAAAACTGGTGAGCGATACCTTCCGGAGGCTGCTATCAAGGCTCTCAGCCCGGCTGAATACGCTGCGACAACCCGGGCCAAAAGAGCAGGTAAAGCCGCCGGAAAACAATTTGTGAAGCAGCCCAAAGGCATAGCTAAGAAAACAGCAGGGTTCCGATAATGGCAGTCACATCCGGCGCAAGCAGTTTTAACCTCGACCTCTCTGAGATCGTTGAGGAG